GATGTTTACCGGCCCCGGCCTTGCAGACTGCTTCTTAGCAGCGGTCTGCATTGCCGTTGCAGCGATTCGTGTTGCAGCGTTAGTCTCCGCCTGGGATGTACGCGTCTGATTCGTAAGATCTGCCAGATCACGGCGCAACTGCAGCTCTTCCATCTTGGTGTCGATCTGACTTTGCAGCTCGGTGAGGCGCAGCTGCGGCTGTACGTCAGTCATATCCTGTACCTTGGCGATGTTGACCGCCGCATCGGACTGAAGTTTGCGTACTTCCGCTTCGAGCTTGGCGATCTCAAGCTGCAACTGCTGCATAGCCATCTGCTGCTGCATCGCCATCGCTTCCGCCTGCTCTGGTGTCGGCGGTTCCTGACCGGTGAGCACACGGATACGCTTCGCGAGCTCCTGCTTTCTCGCCAAATGCGAGTATTCGATGATGGCGTCGTCTGGGATAGCGACCCCAACCTGACGCAAGTTAAGCGCCTCGGCGAACTGCACCTCATCAAAGGAATCACGCGCAGGCGCAGTAGCGATGACCACGTCGTATTCGCCGATAGTGAGATCGTTGATAATCTGCCCCTCGGGCGACATCTCGTTGACGACCATCGGCTCGCGTGGCTTGAGCGGATCTTCTTCATTGGTGATCATGATGACGCGCCGCTCTGTGTAGAACGTCTGTACCAGATCCAGAATCTTCTCGGCGAGGTACTGCCGCGTCTTACGCAGGTTATCCAAAGGCACTTGTATCATTATCGCGCCACGGTTCTGCTTGGCCTGAATAGCGACACCCGATACCTCGGCACTGTCGGTGCCCAGCATCGAATCGTTGATGCCGCTAATGGCCTTAATATTTAGCGCTGCTTTCTGACTGATGCGGTCCAGACCAGTAGGGATCTGGTTCGGCTGAATCTTTACAGGCGGCGTAGAGCCACGGTTGTACTCAAGTACCAGACCGGTCTCAGCGCCGTGCTCTTCCAAGTCATCCGCCGAAATACCTACCAGCGATCCGCTCTCTACCATCCAGCCACTATTAGCTGTGGTATTAACGATATGCAGTTCTTGGCTGGCGATTTTGTTTAGCTGCTCCTGCGGCGAAAGGAGGTTACGCACCATACCGAAAGGTCTACCGCGCCTAAAATAAGCAAAGTAAGGCACAACGGTGAAATCGTTATAAGGAGACCAATCGTCATGGAGTACTACTTTGTCGCATGTCACCGTCCATCGGACTTTTCGTTTAACTTTTCGGATTAGGTTTAGGCTGTACTGCTTGGCAAATTTCTTGGCTTTGGTTTCGGACCATGGTTCTGGTACATCTCTCGCGTCGCCTGTTTCGGGGTCCACGAAGCACATCACACGGCACATCCGTTTGTGCTGCCTTTCGATGACCCGAAGCGCCCGCACGTTGCGATATTCGTCATCGCCGGGAATACCAGCCCCTAGATAATCATCAGTACTATCAAGGTCGCCGTAGCGATTCTCCTCGTACTCAATCGAATCCCGCCCGTAGCCGTTGCCGTTCTCGGCTATGAAACGCAGCTCTTCCGCTTTCTTCTTACCGTAAAGCTCTTCGATCTCATCCAGTGTCATCCATTTCGTTTCGAAGACTTCGTTCCACGTCTTGGGGTCAGACTCTTTGGCGTCTGGGTCAATGAGAATGTCGAGCGGGTCTTTGGCGGTGATGCGGACCTCACCTTCGACGTGATCACTAAAATCAATACGAACGTCAAAGTAACCGCGCCCGTCTAAAATCAAGCCGTCGCTGAAGACCTGCTGCTCAACCCAGTCGAGCTTGTTGTTGTCGGCGATCTGCAGGTACAGCTTTGTCAGCGTATGCGCGACCGCCTCTTCGCCACCACGGCGCGGCTTGAACTGCACATCAGCGCGCCGCGTGGACTGCTCGCCTAACACTGTGTTTACAGTCGGCAATACCGTATTAATAGTTAAAGCGGGCCGACCCTCGGCGTCTAGCGCTGCAACATCTGACTCGTCCCACTGATCACCCCGATAGAAGGCATCACACTTCTTTGCCATATCGACGTATTCAAGGTGTCCGTTATCCCGAGCGCGTACATAGCGATCCCACTGTTTAGATGACACCTCCTGCTGCTCAGCGGGGGTCATTTTCTGCACAGCTTTATAGGTAGCCATATCAAGCACTCATCGCGGATCGAGACCTAGTCTCAGATCCTTTTACTAAGTGTGCGAGCCGGTCTCTCCAAGATGGCTCTCTAATTACTGGCGCAGTGAAAACCGCAAATTCCGCCATCATGAGACCGATCCACGCCAGTGCGTCGACCTGATCGTCATGAACGCCATTGGGGAAACGCAGTAGCTCTGCGACCAATGGCCCGGTAAATATCTCGTTGCGCGGCAGGTGCACCATGCCCTGCTGCATCCGACCTTGGATGGCTCTGGCTCGCGCCTCTTTATCCCGCCGACCTGTTTTAAGATCCTTGAAGTACGCCTCGTATAGCCCTCGCTCTCTGACCCGCTTCTCTAAAAATGGCCCCAGCGCCATCTCAATGTGACCTTTCTCAATACCTACAATGGCTGGTCGCCACAGCTCGTACATGTCGAGGATCTGCTCAACCAATTCGAAACCATCGAACCGCCCTCGCACCACGTCCACTACATATATGTGCTCCATCTCATCGATGCCGACGACCATACCGACCGAGTAGTCGTTACGATCCTTCTTACCAATCGCCAAATCCCACGCGCAGTAGAACTTCATCCGATCCAGATCTATGTCGTCTGGGTCGTAGTACTGGATCATGCTTCGTGAGAAATAGTCACCATCGTCTGCAACCGGGTTCTGCTGATACAGCGCCGACCAGTCTCTGGGTCCAACCGCGCGCTGAATACGCTGCAGCGACTCTACGTCGTAGCGCTCTGGGTGTAGTGCACCTCCAGTGGCACGGAACTCTTCATCTTCCTCGGCGATAGCGGGGTACTTAACAACAGTCCACTCATCGCCACCTTCGGAACCCGCTCGAAGGAGCTTTCCAGCAAGATCGTCATCATGCCAGCGAGTGAGAATGACAAGTACGCCACCACCAGGAGCGAGGCGCGTATAAGCAGTGGACGTGTACCAGTCCCAGTTAGCTTCGCGATTATTCTGACTTTCAGCGTCTTCACGGTTCTTTACTGGATCGTCGATGACGAGAACATGAGCTCCCTTACCAGTAATACCGCCGCCAACGCCAGCAGCAACATACCCGCCACCGCCGGTAGTAAGCCATGCTTCAGCGCTCTGCGAATCTGGATCAAGGCGCGTTTTGAACGCTGTTTTATAGGAAGGATCACGTAGTAACGAACGGACCTTACGGCTGAATCCCATCGCAAGCGAACCTGAGTACGAACAAGAAATAAATTCGTGATCAGAGTGTCTACCCAGATGCCAAGCCGGGAACGCAATCGACGCAAGCGTACTCTTACCGTGTCGAGGCGGCATAAAGAGCATAAGTCTTGGACTTTTCTTTTCAGCCACGTCGCGACTGAACTGCTCCAGCCGACGACAGATATCTTTATGGACCCAGCCAGCGCTGTAATCGGGGTTAAAACGTTCGACAAACGGGAGTAGCCGCTTTCTAGTAAGGATGCGTAGCGCCAGTTCTGCCTTGGCTTTGTCTTCAAGACTCATCTCCTCCTTGGGCTGTTCTTCTTCTTTCTCTTTCTCTTTTGCAACTGGCAGTGCTTCTTGCTGCTTAGCTACGCAATACACACAGTCGTTACTTTCAGAGCTTGCAAACAGCGTCTCAGGCTGAAACGTTCTGCAGACAATGCATTCTCGCTTTTCAACCTCCAACGACGGGCTCCAAATAGTTCTCGTCTTTCCCCACCAGCTTTACTAACTCTTCATCCGACAGCCTCTCCAGCTGCTTAGCCGACGCATTTATCTGCACGTTTACCTGCGCCTGTGGCTCGTTCTGCACCAGACCATGCAGCTTCACCAGACTGTCGGTTGTATTCTTCATCTCGGTTGCGGTAGCCGACGAGGTGTACGCCTCCATGTACATGGAGTGCGCGTTAGCTATCGTGAACTTCACCTTTTCACGGGCTTGGTCACGGAAATACTCCAGCGCCCGCTTACAATCGGGCCGGGCCATCGCTTCGTAAACCTTGGTAGGGTGCGTGTAACCCGCTGCCCTTCCTGCAGCTGCAATCGACATGCCTGACGCGACGAGCATGACCATTTTTTCTTGTTGCACGGTCAGAGAGTTTAGGTTCAAGCCCATATAAGGTAGGTGGGATTGAAACTCGGTGTGGGTTAACTCCACAGGGTCGCTAATGGAGTCTATGGCCTGATCCTGTGCCAGCTGCTTTGAGTCCATATTTAATGTCGTCGTCCAACCATATAAATAAAGGTGCACGCTCACCGAGGTCTTCCATTTGCAGAGCCTCTATGAACGCGTCGAACGAAAGCCCCGCGCCCGAGCTTTCTAAAATGTCTTGCACGCTTATCGCGTCATAGACCAGCACTTGCTGGCCCGAATCACGAAGCCCAACCCCGATGACAGCTTCAGCCAGACCCTCTATTGCGTATGCTTCTGTCTGGTAATCGGACATACCTCTAATATTACCTGTGCTAATACTTATTCACAAGAGTGATCGTGAATAGTCTTGACCCACCACCAGAACATATCTGTAGATAATGTATGTCGCATAATGTTAATTCTGTAGGCAACTAACCGAACGTTGTCTCGTGAGTAGCCTTTACCGTTATTAATACGATCAATCGACGCATTAAACTCTTTGGCACCCGAACCGTCCAAATGGTGTGTCAACGCAACGCCTGACGCCACGCACTTTCCCTTCTGCTCATCCCAGATCTCAAATAAGTCTTCAGGGACTAAATCCCAGGAATGAGTTTTTTTACGCGAGCATTTAGCCTTCGCATACAGGTTCCTGAGAAATGCCTCATGTGACTGCTGCATGATCATGTAACGTTTACGTTGTCTATGGTGCATGCGGCATGGTTCACATTGCATGCGCCATTTTCCGCTTGGGTACTGCTCGAACTCACTAACTGGCAGCTCCTTATTACAGAGCGTACATACCTGTTTTTTCACACACAGCCCCCCGCCGTCGAACAACAAGATAGGGCTGCGAAAAAAATTAGCTAGAAAAAAATTTGAAAAAATTTATCCGTATCGCTTACTCATTGTCTCCCCCCTTCCTGCATCACGCACCCTCAACCCCGAATCGCGTTCTATGAACCTTGTCTCGTGATTCATGCATCGAACCTTGTCTTCCAGTAACCCCCCACGGCTCCTCGTTCCTCGTCTCCGCACATACATGTTTGTGAGCTATGACGCTCGCTACTTTGGAGATACACCATGGAACAGTTTGACCTTCCGTTCGACGCCCCCCGCGAAGCCACTTGCTACCTGATCGAGGGACACGACGAGCTCTTCAACACCATCGAGGACGCCCAAGACTTCCGCGACTTCCTCTGCATGACCTACGGCACCCAATACGGCTGGTCTATCAGCACCGTTGTATTCGACTACTAAGGAGATCTAGCCATGTATCAGTACATCAAGCACACCTGGACCACCGGACGAGAGTTCAGTTTTCCCATCAGCTTCATCTTAAAAGAGACCATCATCGGCCTCTTCACCCACGTCAACGTAATCACGGAGATCTAGCCATGAAACTCGAACCCGAACAGCGCTTCAAAACCTACGTATTAGCCACCTTCAGCGTCCTTCTGGGCCTGTTGACCATAACAATCACCACTGCTGGCTTCTGCGCCCTTGTTGGTAGCACATCTTTTCTTTCAATTATCGGAGGCATCTTCACCCACCTCGTTCTTACTGTCATCGCAGGGTGGAACCTCAAAAAGTTCATCGAACACCTGACGGAGTACAACGAACTATTCCGCGCAGAGCAACTCAACGACCAATGGCTCAAGGAGCATGCATCATGAAATTCACAGCACTCGACCGTCTCATGGCTCAGACCAAACCAACTGCTACATCCGCCATCAACAAAGCCAAGCCCTACGCATCCAAGGCATGGGACTACGCCAAAGAAAACCCTGGCGACGTATTGCTAGGCCTACTCACCTTCTCAGCCCTCGACATCGCTGACTCACTCGACAACATCGAAGAAATGGACGGCTATCTGTTCATCGATCAGGACGGGGGGGCGTAAGCTCCCTTTTTTC